GTATATATATCCTCCTATAATTAGTAAAGATATAACACTAAATATTACTACTAACATTTTTTTATCCATTAAAATTTTAGTATATATTTAAATTTTAATTTAAACTTGGCGATTAAACACTTAACGAATATTACGAACTTTTTTTTCTGTAAATATATAAATGAACTATAATTTACAATATGACGTTGACGATGAATATAAACAACTTTATAATGACCTAATTAAATTTATGACTATATTAATAGTCTTAAACATGATTATGTATATTTCTAACCCCGCTCAAAACGTTCTTTTGGGTTCGAATTATATAAAACTAATGACGTCTATAATTTTAGGTATAACAACCTACTGGTTGGTAATTTCCAAGATTATTGTATTTGATTAAAATTTTTTATATGTTTATAGTATAATGAGTAATTACATAGAAGCATTTACTACTACTAAATCTAAGGATACAAATAAACCTATTATTCAAGAAAACAATCGAAAAATTCCTAATAAAATGCAAAAATCAGAAGATCCTACGACGACAACATTTACACAACTGCATAGTGTCCCTTCTAATGTTATTCAAGACAGTACTGTGAGATTTGACTTGAAAAATAATCATTCTTGGTCTAATTCAAGAGGATACGGAAATGTTATAGTTGGAACATATGATTCTTGTAGTAATATTCATGGAAAAGTCCATCCTTGGAATAGATTTAATGGTATGAAAACTAAAAGATTATTCAGATAAATTTGATAAATAATTATTATAATATTAATAATTATTAATTAATGAGAGAATTTACAGTAGAACATAATGGTATACTTTTTACAATTAAAAGAGATACACAAGAGTCAATTGACGTGTTTCTACAGCGTTCATGGTATATTATAAATAAATCGGAGCAAGATAAATCGGAAAAATATAAATCCGATTTTAACGAATTAATAGATAAATCGCTTATTTGGAGAAATGTAACAATTTATGGTATGAACTATAATAAAGATATTCTATCTATTATTTAGATTTACGACAAGTATTGTTTTTACAACCGACTTTATTTTTTTCAATATTAATACATGTATTTTTAAAACATAAACATGATTTGTCTATATACTTTTTATATGAAAGCTCTAAATTATATAACCATAACTTTAGAGAATGATTACATTTTTTAGTAATATTTATTGGATTTGTATTTATATGATAAAAATATATTTGTTTTAAATCATTAAATGGAATAACAGTTTGCAGAATATTAAAAAAACTTCTATATTTAATAACACGGTTTATAGTCATTTTATCTCTGGTATGAATATAATTAAATACAATTGAATATAAGAAGTCAAATCCAGGAGTGGTTTTTTTACCATTATTAATATCCCTTACGTAATTATCATACCTTCGCATAATAGTATTATATTTAGGATTCTTTTTATTGTTTAATTTTTGTTTTCGTAATTTACTATTCACCTTATTATGTATTAAATATAACCAAGTACATAGTTTTTTTCTACTTTCAGTATAATCATCTATTGGAAGTTCTGTAATATATTCTTCAAAAGATATTCTACAATAAATGCATGGTAATACACTACTGATTGTCTTAAAAAAAGACGCGTATATTTCACGGTCTTGGAAAGTGGGATTTAAAGGGTACTTTATAGCAATTGAATGTAATAATTTCCATCCATCCGGTCCCCAAAAGTTAGTATCCATTATTATAACTACATATTTTATTAGAATATATGATAAATTAAAATTTGAACTTTAATATTTAAATACATTTAAATAAAATGTCTTCTTTAGCGGCACTCCAAAATAACTTTTCACATAATTCTTTTAGGGATAAACAAGAAGAAATTATAGAAGATGCTTTAACTCATATGGACCAATTTATTATATTACCAACCGGTTCTGGTAAAAGTATATGTTTTCAACTTCCAGCACTTATACAAAATGGAATTACAATAGTGATATCCCCCTTGAAATCATTAATTTTAGACCAAGTAGCTAATTTAGAAAAAAAAAATATCAAAGCCGATGCTTTCTATGGTGACATTACTAATATTAAAAGACGCGAAATATTAAATAGTATGATTGAAGAGAATTATGACAAAAAAATCATTTATACAACTCCGGAAACATTGGATAATAATGTCGAGTTTTTCGAAAATTTGGTTTTACTATATAATGTAGGAAAGTTGGACAGATTTGTTATTGATGAAGCACATTGTATATCATTATGGGGTAATGATTTTCGCAATAGTTATAGAAAATTAGCTAATCTAAAAAAACGCTTTAAGACAGTTCCTTTAATGGCTTTAACTGCTACAGCAACGCCTCGAGTAAGAATTGATACAACAAGTCTATTAGGTATAGATAACTGCAAAATATATACCAAGTCATATTTTAGGTCTAATCTTAATATTACTATTAAACAAAAGAGTAAAGAGAAAGATATGCTAGACGAAATTATAGAAAAAATTTCTACCAAATACGAAAATGCCAGTGGTATAATTTACTGTCTATCTAGAAAAAAATGCGAAGCAGTTGCGGAAAGATTACAGCAGCAGGGTATTAATTGCGATGCTTATCACGCGGGACAGACTCCTAAAAAAAGAGCAACTATTCAGAATAGCTGGCAGATTGGAGAAACTCCTTTAATTATAGCTACAGTAGCATTTGGCATGGGTATTGACAAAGCAGATGTTAGATATGTTATTCACTGTAATATGCCTTTTTCACTGGAAAATTACTATCAAGAAATAGGAAGGGCTGGACGAGACGGTAAAGATAGCGAATGTATAATGTATTATTCACACCAAGACACCATATGTGCGAAACTTATGATTAACAATTCGCATAATGATAATATAAATTCCAAATATAAACAACATCAGACAGATAAATTATTTAATATGTTAAATTTTTGCCAAAACATTGTAGATTGTCGTCATTGCCAAGTGTCAAATTATTTAGGTGAGATGAGGTCTTATACAAAGGATACGTGTATAGGTTCATGTGACAATTGTAAAAATAAAAGTGACCGGATTAAAGCAGATGTAACCGATATCGCAAGAGTTATAATTGAATCTGTTATGCGAGTTTCGCCGCCAAACAAACCGACTAAAAGTGTGGTTGAAAACCTATTTATGCATCACGAAAATATTAATAAGTTATTGATTAAATATGGAGGGTGTAAACCAGCAAAACTTAAACAAAATATGTTAAATATATTTAAGAGACTATTTATACACCTTATCATAAAGAAATATATTAAGGAGAGCTTTGTAAAAACAGAAAGTGGTTATTGGAGAGAAAATTATCAGGTCTTTCGTAAAAGTGAAAAAATTTTACAAAATACTTGTTCTATTAAAATGATTATGTAATAAAATACACGTTTTAATCATCATTTTTATTACTATCGGCTGTATTATTAACAATCGCTTTTTTAGGACTATTATTTGAACTATTATTTGAACTATTATTTGAACTATTATTATTTGAAACATTACTGTCATTATCTGAGTCTAATAAAACCTCCGCTATATTGACTACAGTCTCATCTGATTGTGATGTGGTTTTATTATCTATGGAATTATTGACATGACTAAGTATAACTTTAGCATTTGCGTTGGTTTTATTTAAACCATTATTCATATTAACAGCCATTTGTGTTTTTTCAGACGTTATTTTATTTATAGCTTCTGATAGTTCCATGTTGATATTATTGTTCGCATTATTTAATACACTATTTTTAGCTATACTAATACCGGGTATCATATTATTAGAATTACGCCGACTACTTCTATACTGTGATTTTCTAGAAGACCCTTTGTCTATAAAATCATTAAATAAATTACTATTGTTTTCTTCTGCTACTCCAGTTAAATCGTTGGTCTCGGACAATATATTCATTAAATTCGCAGGATGAATTGGTTCCCTGTCATAAAAGCCATTTTTTGCCTTAAACTTCGATGATTTAGTACTGGCGTCATCTTTTTTATGTTGAACAATTTGGGACATTATTTGTTTATTGGTAAATGGATTACCATCATCTAGATCATAACAACAACTTGATTTACAATAAAAACAAGACAGAACTCTAAAAAATAAGCCATTAAGTCGTCTTTTTTCAAAACTTTTTATTATATTATAACCATACTCATAATCAGCTTCACGTGTCCCGTCGGGGTTTTTTGTATACCATGGACTAATATCTTTTATCAAATTAGGATAATTTTTTGTTAAATTGTATAAAACGTCGCTCATTTCAGTAGGACTTATTAATTGATTATAACATAGAAGATCCTGAACTTCGACTATATTGTCCTTATAAAATGTTATATATTGGGGGCGATCTTCGATAGGAAGTGTAAGGACGGATGACACTACACTGCGTTTTGTTTCAAGCGAATATATACGTTTATCAAGGTCTTTTATTCGTTTTACAAACCCTTTCTTTTTAGCCCAAGAAGCCATCAGAGTTGCGGTAAAAGATAAAATTGATAATAATACCCCTTTTGTCCAATCATAGTGTGTATTAAAAAACACACCTGTACCTAATTCTTTCGGAGAAAAAAGTGTTAAAAATGATGTAAATGATGTTATTAAAATTAACCACCAACCCACAGTAGCTTCCCTATCTTTCAAACAATCATTTAAATATTGCAGTGTAACAAGAACAAGATGCATTGGTTCCAACCATTTGTCTTCTATAACTTTTTTATTAGAACTCCATTTTTGTTTGTTATTAGGGTCTATATATTCTCTACTTATAGAGTCATCCGAGTTATCAAAATCTTTATTATCTTTATTAGAAGCAGACATAGATATGTAATAAAAAGAACTATTTAAATAAATATAAATTTGATTTATAAAGGTTTTCGCTAAAATATACAGTATAATGACAGAACATATTAATACGGAATATTCCAGTTTAGTAACTCACGATTATACCAAGTATACTGGTTTGATAGATACGTGTGTAGAAGATGTTAAGTATAGTTTAACAGAGTATCCAGAATTCAAAATATATGGTAAGAAAGCTATTCAACATAGATGTATCGCATTTTACTCTAATGAATCTAAAGGTTATACATATTCTCGTAAATTAGAACCTTCAAAACCGCTTACAGATAATCTAAAAAAGTTATTAATATTAATTAATAATAATTTTAATGCTGAATTTAATGGCATACTTGTTAATTTATATAATTCCGGGGATGACTATATAAGTTCCCATAGTGATGATGAAAAGGAGATTTCTTCTACAGGAGTTCTGTCAATATCTGTAGGCGCTGTTCGAAAGTTTCGTATAAGAGATAAATCTACACGAAAAATCGTAAAGGATATCCCAACTCATTCTTATCATGTTATAATGATGCGGGGTCATTTTCAGAAAGAATTTTTACATGAAATTCCTATTGAAAAGAAAATAAAAGATATGAGAATATCTTTTACTTTTAGAACACACGAGTCGTGAATTCTTTAATTAGTAAAAAGTTTATTTTAAATTTAATTAGAGTAAGCTAATCCACCCATACCACTCATTATTCTAAGAACATTATAGTTAGTAGCATATACTCTTACACGAGCATTATTAGGGGTCCCCTGCGTGTCAATATTCTTCTCTGATAAAATACCACCTGAAACCTCAACAGTGCCTTTTCTCAATGTTCTCGAGGTAACAGTTAAAAATAAATTAGCATTATCTATTCTGGAAAAATTACAAGTTCCACTGGGCTGATGCTCTTCAGGTTTAAGAGCAAATGAATATACATTTACACCAACGTGAGGTGCTCTGGTGTGATGGTTGTATGGCTGAACATAATTAAAATAATCACCGTCTCTCTCAGAGAATCTATCTTGACCATTGAGTTGTATTTTAGCTAAGTTACAGGTGTTGTTACCTTCATCTGAATTAATTAATTTAAGTCTACCATTGCTACCGTCACTGATATTCTCAACAATTCCTTGAAGCATTCTACTTCCTTGTGAATTATGAGTAAGTGTAGGGCTACTGTCTAAAGAATCTGTGTAGTTAAAATGTTGCATATTTTCTACAGAAACTTCTTTTTGGGCTACCCAAACAAGTTCTTTTACAGGATGATTAAAATTTAATCTTATTTTATTCGAAGTAGTTGTAATAGTTTCTTCGCCAGGGTATTGTAATTGTTCAATAAGATATTCATGTGATAATTGCGCAAAACGTCTACGTTCGTCGGTGTCAAGGAAGATATAATCTACCCATAAAGATGTGTTTTGAAGTGCTCCTTGAACAGCTACAGCGGAATTTGAAGTCGTGCGAGCTATGAATAAATTCTTCAATTCTTCAAACTCGATATTAATTTTCACTTCATGGTACTGAAGAGCTATTAATGGTAAGGCAAGTCCTGGATTTCTACAAAACCAAAATTGCAATGGGACATAAAGTCTTTTTCCACTAACAGAAATATTTTGGGTAGCTGTTGTTGAAGCGACAGTTGACCTGTTTTTAGTTAAATGAGGGGTATTGCCCACCATTCTTTGATATGATTCATCGTGACCAGATTGGTTTGTTAATTGGTTCCAAAGATGTAACCACTCACCATAATGTTTATCAATTCTTTGACCACCTATTTCTATTTCAGCAAAATTAATCATTTTTTCACCTACCCAATTACACCATCTAACAATTCCATCTCTTAAGTCTGATACGCCAACTTGATTTTGAACTGTTAAATCGCCTCCACTGGCAGTAGTTGCTACATTTATTATTTGGTCCGGTAAAGTTGTTTGTAAATATATACGGTGAACTAAATCACCATTTCTTGAAATTGTACAACTAACTTTTTTACCAAAATCGGCCGTTCCATTAAAAGTTTGTTCAATACTTTCAATTGAAAAGTTAGTGTGCCTTCTATATACTACTTTAAAAAAAGTAATCTGAGGATTACCAGTAAGATAAATATCTTGTGCGCCATACGCTACTAATTGCATTAACCCACCACCCATTTAGTTATATATATAATCAAAGATATTTATTTATATTATACGCGGTGTATTAACATAACAAAAGGGATTAATAATAAATTAAGACATTCCCAAAATAGAAGTGAATGCTAAATTAGATTCAACAAATTTTTTTAAAAAATCATCTGAATAAAAGTTTTTAATTATTTCATCTTTATTATTTGTAAATTCAAATTGTTCTTTAGTTCCTATATTTATTTTTTTAACAGTCCAGCCTTTTTCAATAGCATTATATATAAATATCGCTTTATATAAAGTAATAAAATCTAATTCTTTTACTATATCTTTTCCTATATCTTTTCCTAATTCAGTATCCATTAAAAACTACTATATTATTATATTCATAATCTAATAATGTATAAAAAACGAATATATACATATTTAGGCATTTAAAGATTTTATATTCTTATTATCCATTATGTCTGATTTATTATTCAAAGACAAAAAAAAGAAATCACAATCAAAAAAAATAAATGGTAAAATTAAGACCACTATAGATAACCGCCACAATCAAAAAATGTCAGAAATTAATAAACAAGAAAAATCGCTCAAAGAAAAGACAACGAATGTATCCTTTTTAGAAACACAATTACAAGAATTTAATAACAAATTAATGGAAGATTTAAATGATAATGAATTGGATATAAAGTTAGATTTAATTGAAAAGATAAAGTTAATTCGTAAAGAAATAACTATAATAAAAAGTAACGAAAATAAAAATTCTTATATTCTTAATACAAGTCATTTATTATATGAATATTTTGATGAAAATAGAATTTTCACTCAGTCAGAAAATTCTATATCTACGAATGCCAAAAAAAGGACTGTATTAGATTTTTTCGGCAGTTCTACAAAAACCAAAGATATAAATAAAGTTACGGAGTCTAATGATATATCTATGTATTCAAGTAAAAATGAAATTATGGACCAATATCTTCAACTAACTGATAAATCATACATTAAAAAAATACCTGATATACCGAATGATGAACTTGATAATTGTATTAAATGTAATATACCAAGAATTCTGGATACATCGCATGGATGCATGATATGCCCTATTTGCGGATGTGAGGAAAAAATATTGGTAGATTACGACACTCCGTCATACAAAGAACCCCCGAGGGAATTAACTTATTTTGCATATAAAAAAATTAATCATGCTAATGAATGGTTGTCACAGTTTCAGGCAAAAGAGTCAACCGACATAAGCGAAGACATATTTGATAAAATCATGAAAGAATTAAAGAAGGAATCCTATATTAATCTTAAAACTTTAACAGTTGAAAAGGTTAGAGATATTTTAAAAAAATTAGATTTAACAAAGTATTATGAACATTGTCATTACATTACTAATAGAATCACTGGTAAACCAGCACCTGTAATTACTGGCGACCTTGAAGATAAAGTGCGTAATATGTTTAAAGAAATTCAGGGACCCTGGATGAAATATTGCCCATCAGACAGATCAAATTTTTTTTCTTATCCATATATATTTTATAAATTTTTTCAATTATTAGATAAAGATGAATATTTACCCTATTGTAGATTACTTAAATCTAGAGAAAAATTACAAGAACACGATGAGGTATGGAAACAAATATGTGTAGATTTAAAATGGCAATACATACCGACAGTATAAATTAATAAATTTGATATGTAAATTTATTAATTATTTTAAAATACAAAATGGATAAAGTTACTCTGAAAAAACATATTATCGGGCTATGCGATATTAAAGGTATTCAGGTATCTGGTGCTGAAATGCGTTCTTACAATCACGCCCAACTTAAAACCGTTTATAAAATTATAAAATCATCCTCAACTATATGTAATAAAAATAACAGTTTTTATAAAACATCTAACTGTTATTAATAGAATTCAAATAGTTTACTCTGTTAATACTATCCCGAACCATGTCGTCTAATTTTTTTGTTGCTTTCCATTTTAATAAATCATTAGCTTTAGAGCAATTTGCGAAACAAAAATCAATATCTCCTATTCTTCTATCTCCAAAAATATAAGGAATTTTATTACCACTTAACTCGTTAAATTTGTTAACTATTTGAAGAACAGTATTCCATTCACCTGTTCCTATGTTAAATATTTCATATACCTTTGAATTGTTTTCGATAAAGTCTATAGCTGATATATGTGCTTGCGCAAGATCTGATACATGTATAAAATCTCTTATACACGTTCCGTCTATTGTCCTATAGTCATTTCCAAATATAGTTAATTTTTCATTTTTACCTTGATATACATTTAATATGTGAGGAAATAAATTAGATGGTTGTTCTTTGGGATCTTCTCCTATTAATCCGGACGTATCGGCAGCAACCGGATTAAAATATCTTAATATTACTATATTCCAGTTAGATTTCTCATGACATAGGTCCTCTAACATCATTTCGATAATTAACTTTGATTTTCCATAAGGACTGGTTTGTTTATTATAAGTAACTGCTGTTTCTTTAATAGGAACCTGGTCTTGATGACCGTATACTGTTGCCGATGATGAAAAAACCATATTAGTGCATTTATGTAATTTCATTACCTCTAATAATGATATTGTCTCCGATATGTTATTCTTATAATACTCAATTGGATAGTTTATCGAGTCTGATATAGATTTATATGATGCTAAATGAATCACATTAGTTATATTATACTTACTAAAAACATTAGTTAATAATATTTTATCACCTATATTAAAACTATAAAATTCTATATTAGGACATACCTTACTTATTGTTTCTTTAACACTTTCTTTAGAAGTTGAAAAATTATCAATTACTATAATATTTTTATTTATTTTATAAAGCTCAAAACAAATATGCGACCCGATATATCCGGCGCCACCTGTTATAAGCGTATATACCATATATTAATGTTGAAGGTATAATCTTTAAACAATAATTTTAATATAAAATATATTAAAATTAGACTAGTATTTACATACGAGGGAATCCAGACATATTGGCACCAATACCGAATCCAGTTCCTTGTCTGGCAGCACTTCCAATGCTAGGAGCATACATATCTAAAAGAGCAAATGTGGCAGCGGCGGTAATAGCGATC